TATTAATATTAATATTAGCATCACTTGCCGGCACATGATAAGTTGGTACATTATCTTTAGGTCTAATAGACAATTGATAAAGATAAAAACTAATTGCACCTATTATAAGGAGTAATAAACTAAATATTATTATTGTTTCTTTTTCATAAGTCAAAGATACGAATAAAAAAGTTAATTACCAAAAATTATTTTATGTTTTCTAATGGGTATGCTTCAATAATTGAATCTTTATTTACGGTGTAAATATAATCTGGTCCAATTTGGTCAACTACATAAACACTATCCTCATATACAGGAGGTCTACCATCAACATGAGCATTATCACCTATTAAATTAACATTTTCTAAAATAGCTTCTAATTGTTTTTCACAATGTAATTTAGCAAATTGTTTTAATTGATTGGTTCTTTCAATCCATTCGTTTCTAATATTTTCGTTAGGGTGTGTAGAATCATCTTTACCCATATAATCTATTAAAAATTCTTCTGCTGTCATAATTTCTTTTTACAAAGATACAAATAAAAAAGTTAATTATCAAAATATTTATCATCAAATGCTAAATAACAAATTAATACTCCAATTAACCCAAGCAACCCCCCTAAACAAGCACCTATGATTGGGTTATGTCCTTTATCTTTTAAAATATTATAACCCCAAATACCACATAAAACGGAAGCTATTAATGCCCACATATACTTTTATTTTATTTTATCAAAGATAAGTAAATTTTTTCAAATAAACAAATCTTTTTTTTTTGTATCGGGGATGGGAGTCGAACCCACACGCTGTTTATCAACAAGCGACAGATTTTAAGTCTGTTACGGCTACCTAGTTTCGTCACCCCGATATTTTATTTCTTTTTATTTATAAAACAAATATAAGAAAAAGTTTTGAAATAAACAAAATTATTTTTATTTTCGTTAGTTAGATATTTTTAATATATAAAAATAAAAATAAAATGGAAATTGATATAAAAAAAGAGGAAAGAAATAAAAAGCAAAGAGAATATAGAGAAAAAAACAAAAAAGTTTTAAGAGAAAAAAGAATAAAATACTTATCAGAAAATAAGGATGTTATTAAAGAAAAAAGAAAAAAATATAAAGATAAAAATAAAGAAAAGATTAAAGAATATCAAAAAGAATATTTCTCTAATAATAGAGAAGATATAAATTTATATATGAGAAAATATAGACAAAATATAGATTCTTATAAAAGGGAAAAAATAAAAGAAATAACTAAGACTTATTTTATAAATAATGAAATAAAAATTAGAGAATACCAAAAGGAATATGTAGAAAAAAATAAAATTGATATTAAAAATTATCAAAAAGAATATAATAAGTCGTATAAAGAAAAAAACAAAGATATAATTAATAAAAAATCAAAAGAAAAAAGAGAAAATGACCCTTTATACAAATTAACTTGTAATATAAGAAGTTTAATTTTTAAATCATTAAAAAATAAAGGTTTTATAAAAGAATCAAGAACTTATGAAATTTTAGGTTGTTCTTATGAAGATTTTAAGATATATTTAGAATCTAAATTTGAATCGTGGATGAATTGGGATAATTATGGCAACCCCAAAGTCGGTATCTTTGAATTAAATAAAACATGGGATGTAGACCATATTATACCTTTATCTTCAGCAACAAGTGAAGAAGAAGTTATTAAATTAAACCATTATACAAATCTTCAACCACTTTGTAGTTATACAAATAGATTTATTAAAATAGATAATTTATTATAATTATAAGATTAAAAAAGTTAATTTTTAATCTTATTTCAATTACATATTAATTTGAAATTTATTTTCTAAATTAATTTCTATCTTTCAATTTTTGTAATTCTTTTTTCAGCTTTTTATTCTTTTTATAAATAGCAATAATTGAAAAAATTGCTAAACACACAACTATAATTAAAGGTAACAAAGAAGGTAATAATACCCAAAACCAAGACCAATTAATATAATTCGTTAATTTTAACGTAATAAAAATTAACGTTAATATACTCCCAAAACCAAGACTTGAACTTGTTGAATTGTTATTGTTTGCCATGTTTTTATGTTTTAACAAAGATAATGTATTTAAAGTTATTAACCAAAATTTTATTTCATGTATAATTGAATTAAAATTATTATAGCAGCCAAAGATAAACATAAAGTATTTTTCAAAGTAAATGGTTCTTTAAAAATTAAATAACTCATTGTTGTAAATACAATTATACCTACACCAAACCCTAAAATCCTTGAAGGCCAAATTAACCCATCAAATCCATCTATAAAATAATGAACAGATTTAATATATATCCACGATATAGGTACACTACATATTAATAATATTAACATATATTTTTTATCCCACCCAAATTTTACACTCGCTTGTAATTGCATAAATGATGCTAATTGTCCAAGAGTACATAATAAAATACCTAATACTATATCTTTTATATTCATACTACAAATATACAGTATCTAAATTTAATAAATAAATCTTTTTTTATAAAAAATGTTTGGTTAATAACTTAAAATACCTTATCTTTACATAGTCAATAAAGACAGGCGCACCATTAAACGTGTGAAGGAATCAGAAGTAGGCTATTTAAAAAAATATATTATAAAAAATTTAAAGACCTTTCCGTAGAAACGGAAAGGTCTATACACACTATGAAAAACTATTTATATTAAAAATCCTTTATCAATTTCTTCCTTTCTTTCTAATTTAGCAACTTCATCGCTAATTGCTTTATACCACCATTCTTTAGAAATAGAAGGGTTATTAGCATTTGCATAAATTTCAAATACTTTTTTAGGTCTTGTTTTTTCAATCTTTTTACCAAAGAAAATAAATTTTTTTTGAAAGAAAGTTTCTGTTCCTTCATAAAAAATAGTAATATCTCTCATTCCACCAGACATTTCAGATTAATACTTTTCAGTTTCATGCGTTTCAACTTTATATTGAAATGTTCTATTTTCAAATTTTACTTCTTTCATAAGACAAATATACGACTTTAAATGTTATTAACCTAATTTAAACAAAGTTCTTTTTTAAAGATAAATTCTTCTTTTTTAGAATTATCTAAGGCTTCAGTAAATCTACAAGCAAAAAGAATACCTATACCATCAATATAATAACATAGATGCCCTTCTTCATCAAGAAAAGGTTTTCCTTTTGTTGTATATATTTTACCTTCTACTAATTCTTTACAGAAATAAATTATATTATTTATTTTAATATCTTTTGCATTTACACACAATAATTCCATAATTTTTTTATTTAAGACAAATATACGACTTTAAATGTTATCAACCAAATAAAATTGCCCCCTTTAAGGGGCAATTTTTAATTTAATTTAACCTTTTAAGAAAGTTTCAAGTTTTTCTGGAGCATATTTAGCTAATAATTCTAAACGCTTATTCAAAATAAATTCGCTTGCAGGAATATCATTTTTTAATCTTTTTGGCATAAAATCCATTTGTTGCCTAATTCTTTTTTTGTAATCTCTATTATCTTCAAACATTACATCACCAAAGAATTTTGGATTTAAGCCATCGTAATAAATAACCCTTGCATCTTCACCCACTTCATTAATACCTACAATTGTAATACCACTTTCCAATGCTTCTTTACTTCTTAAAAGTTTAAAAGGTCCCGGCAAAGTAGATTTTCCAGCAGTTTCAGAAAATTTAACAACTGGTCTTAATTCTTCACCAACAGCACATAAAGCATATTTCATAGATGAATTATCACGACTTAGGGCATTTCTCATACCACCACCCATTCCATATAAACCCCATTCCCAAACCAAATAATTATTTGCTAAAAGAATATCGTTTATTTTTTTCATGGTTTCCCATTTCATGCCATCCCCTTCAATAAATCTTAGTAAAGTACCACCGTACCAAGTTTTACCATTAATTTCAATTTCTCTAAACAAACCATATTCTTTTGCAGTATCGCAAACAAATAGTAATTGTTTTGCCGCATCGCCAGAATCAGGTCTTATAACAACAACAACATTTAAACCTAATTCTTTACTTCTTAAAGCCAATTCAAGTAAACAACCTTTGATAAGTTTATTATCATTGCCTATTTTTTTAACAGCAATAAAGAAATCGTTACAATCTGCAACATTTGAACCAAGTTCACCACTTTTTAAGTAGTTAAATAATGCTTCAAAGCAATCAAATTCTTTATCGTAGCTTTGAATATTTCTATGTGCTAAAGCACTAACTGAAAAAGAGTGTCCTGCTTCTTCACCTGCATTTTTCCAAAATTGATAAGCACCGCTAAAGGTATCAGTTCCCGAAAAACTAAATAATGCTTCTTCGCCAAGCCATTCTGATTCTTGTGGTGTCATACCTGCACGACAACCAAAATTGTGTAACATTCCACGAGCAAAGAAATCTTTTTGTTCTTTTGAAATTGAATCTCCGTAAATTTCATCCATCAATCCCAAGTAATAAAGAACCCAATGTTCTAATTGTGTAACCATTTCGGTAGCAGCCCAAATTTTTAAGAGTGAACTTTCAAACCAAGCGGCTAATACACCAAAATCTTTTACACTTGTTTCAATTTCTACGATAGGTTCGTGTGGATAAAAAACAGAACCTTCGGGTAGGGCTTTTATTCTAATAGGAATACGCCCACCAAATTCTTCAACTATTCTTACCCAAAGTTCACGAGGATATTCAAATTTTGCTAAACCATTTAGGGTAACTTTTTGAAATTCTAAAAATCTATCAGTTTCTAAAATTTCTTCCATTGTAATAGGCTCAAATAAAAGATAATCAATTAATTTTGATAACCCTTTAAAAATATATCGTGCATCTTCTTTTGTGTAAAGACTGTGGTTAATTGTATCTAAAAATTTTCTTGCAGTAATGTAATAAACTGATTGGTTTTTTGCTTGTTCACTTTCAAATGGATTTGAACCAATTGTGTAAGCATCTGTAATTACTAAACGAGGTGTTTTGTGATTTTTACGTTTGTAATCTAACATTGATTTACTCATAATATGTTGTTTTTTTATAACACAAAAATACGAAAAAAATAGTTAATAATCAAATTTATTTTTTAATGTTGATACCATTATGTACATGAATACTACCAATATTTGTTTTCTTTTGCCAAAAGAAAACATAGTTTAACCAACTAAAATATTTATTTAACCAATTAATTAAATTCATGACTTTTTCAGATTGAATAAAATCTTTTTCAGTTAATAAATTTTCACCACATTTAGGGCAAGGTATATTTATATAGTAGGATAATTCATCTTTATTTTCATCCGTATAAGGAATATGAAAATTACAAGTTGGGTTATCACAAACTATTAAATCTTCTTGTTTAACTTCTATTAATAAATTTTTCATACTTCAAATATAAGGTATTGATAGTTAATAATCAAATTTATTTTAATTGTCTGCATTGTTTTTCATTAAAAATATCACCATACATAGAAGGGCTAGATTCTGCTAATTCATGCACATAACTTGTACTATTTTTAATGATAACACCATTTTTACTAAGTTTAAAAGTAGTTTCGTATTTATAATACTCTCCATCACATATACTTCTACCTGTAGGTATTTCCTCGTATAAAAACTTATCTTTACCTATTGAAAAAGTAATTTGTTTTTTATTACCGTTATACACTTTTTTCAAATCGGTAACATCGGGGATATTTGATTCTTTTAAATCTCTTATCTCTTTTTTAAGTTTCGCACAAATCTCTCTATTTTTGTATGCTTCTTCATTCGACCTTATCCTATTAGCAGTTCTTTCGTTCCAAATATCACATTTATCTGCATATTTAGCCAATTCAATTTCTTTTTCAGAAATTTTATTTAATATTTCTTTTGATAAAGTTTTAACTTCAACGAGTGGTTTGCCCGATAATTTTTCGAGTATAGAAACAAGTTCTTCCTTTTTCTTTTTATTCAGAATATAATCTTTAACATCTTTATATTCAGAATATTTTTTTATATCGGTTATTAACTCTGCTTTTGTCATACTGCAAATATAAGGTATTGATAGTTAATAATCAAATTTATTTTCCTCTAAAAGAAGTTTTTAAATCAAACGCATGAGATATAATTTTATTCTCATTTGATTGTTCAACTACTTCATAATTACTTTTTAATTTAGTTAAAAAATCATATAATAAAATCCACATTTCATTTGGTGGAAATACTTTTTGCATGGAATAGTCTTTTAATATAGGATTTTTTTTGTATTTTGAACCCCAATCTTTTATTAAGATAGGGCAATTGTATTCATAAGCAGGGCTATTATTTATTAATAAAGGTTTTTTTAATACTTTATGATTACCTTCAATAATGAAAATATTTTCATTAAAAAAATCATCACATACTTTTAAACCTAATTTTTTAATTTCTTCACCATAATAAATTTTACCTTTATGCCAAAACCCTTGCACTTTATATTCACCTATAATAAAAGTTTCTATACAATCAATACTTGGAGAATAATTAGTAGGTGTGTATTCAGTTCTATCTAAAACTAAAGTAGTATCTATACCATAGATACCTTGCAGATAATCGTAATAGTCTTTGAATTTACTTAAAATTTTCATAACACAAATATACGGTAATAAAAGTTATTTACCAAATCTTTTTTCACTTTTTTAACATATAATATATGAAAAAAGAATTAACAAATGAACAAAAACAAAGAAAAAAAGAACGTGATATAATTTATAAAATGAAAGAAAAAATGAAAAAAAATTTTTCATTAGAAATTGAAGATAAAATTAAGCAGCTTGAAATAGAATTTAATTTTAAATATAAAAAAGAAAAGACTAAAGAAGCTATTGAATTAAAAAAACAAAAAAGGAGAGAACGTGATAAATTAAGAAGTCAAACAGAAAAAAGAAAAAAATGGTATAAAAATTACCAAAAAGAATATATTTCAAAAAATCGTGAAAAATTAAATGAAAAAGCAAATAAAAGAACAAAAATTAGGAAAGAAAATGACCCTTTATTTAAGTTAAGTGTTAGTGTTAGAAAAATTGTATGGAGAACCTTAAAAATTAAAAGTTTACCAAAGACTAAAAAAAGTGAAGAATTATTAGGCTGTTCTTTTGAAGATTTTAAAATCTACTTAGAATCTAAATTTGAATCATGGATGAATTGGGAAAATTACGGCAATCCTAAAGATAATATATTTGAACCAAATAAAACATGGGATATAGACCATATTATACCTTTAGCATCAGCAATAAATAAAAAAGAACTTTTAGAATTAAGTAAATATACTAATTTACAACCTTTATGTTCCTATTATAATAGGTGTGTTAAAAAAAATAATGTATTAGAATAATAGGGGTTTATATAAACCCCTATTATTAGATATTAATTAATAATTTTGATACCTACTAATTCTAAGTTGTTTTCAATAACATTAAGTAAATGCTTATGATGGTCTCCTATAACACTATATGCTTTTTCAAAAGTATAAAATTCTGCGGTTTCTAAATCATCTGCTCCTTTAGGTTCACCTTCAATCCATTTACAAATATGTAAGTTAGTTATAATACAATCAGCAGTTTTTCTATAGCGCCAATCATCTATTTTAAATGAATCAATAAATTTTAATTCACTTGTTTTAATTCCTTCGACTTCTTCTCTTAATTCTCTTTTAGCAGCAGAAAGATAGTTAGAGTCTTCTTTATCTACGAACCCCCCCATTAACACTCTTACATTTTGTTTGTATTTTTTACCTAATAAAATTTCAGCAACTCCATTATTTTCTCTTACTACTCCAATATCAACAGTAGCAAAGGCAACTGGAAATTTATTTTGCGAAGCCCAAATAACCCCACATCTAAATCCAAATTCTACAATATCTTCAAAAGATGTAAAACTTGTCATCATATTATTTGATAATTCTTGAAAGTATTTATAATCTTTCAATTTATTTCTATATGTTGTAGCATTAATATGGTCAAATGGAGTTTTGCCAATATCAAATGTTTTATAATTACCTAAGTAATAAGGAATAAAAGAATCACGACCACCATAAATAGTAATATCTTCATTATTATATGGCAAAAGAACTTTATCTACTTCATTACTCCAAATTAAATCATCTGTAGTATCTTTAACACTTAATACAATAGCATTTGGATAACTAATTTCCACCATAGTTTTACGCATATCGTAAATAAGTGGGTTATAGGTTGCTAACATTGTTGGGGCGATACCTAATATAATAATTAATTGGTCTGAATGGAAACCTGTATAATCAATTAATGTACGGTGTCCTTCTGTAAGGAATGGAGTTTGTACTCTCATTATACATACCCCGATTTTTTTTTGTGTAGTCATATTTTCTTTTTACAAAGATACGGAAAAAATTTTTATTAAACAAATAAAAAACTCCAATAAAATTGGAGTTTTTTATAAGTATTTTTACCAAATAAATATTGGTGTAATCCATATAGGAGAAATATAGAATGGGTCATAACAATATGGCTCATAATACACATATTCATCATAATCATAATCATCATCATCAATTATGGTTTCTTCAACTATTTCGGTAGTTGCCAAATTTTCTTGGTTTCTTCTATTTTCTTCTTTAATTAATTCAAGCATTAATTGAGAACCTTGCTGAATAATATCTTCAATTACATCTTGTCCTAATTCTTCATGTTTGATAGCAGTTGAACAAATTAAATTAATTTCATCCCAAATAATATTTGAAACTAAATTTGCTTGCCATCCGACACTTTGAGTATCAAATCTACCATCAGATAGAAAAGACATAAAAACAATTTCAGCAGGATTTATTTTTTTATAAGATGCAACAGCTAATCTAACATCATCAAATCTGCTATCCATTTTATATAATTCCCATTCTTCATCTGTTTCAAAATTAAAGTAATTAGCAAAAGCAAATTCACCTTTTTCTAAATCAACAAATGAAAAAATATCATAGTAACGTAAATACTCACTATACCTTTTCATAAAAAGGTCATACGCATTAATACCTTTTTCTGTTATTTTGTATTTCAAAAAACTTGTTTCTACATAACCTTTATTTAAAAGTTCTGTAAAAATTCCATTTAAAAGATTATCACTACCATTTAAAATAGTTCTAAATGTTCTACCATCAATTAATTCTTTAAGTAGAATTAAAGATTTATAATTTCTTGACTCTATTTCACCTATATACATAAAAAATGTTTTTTAATTAAAAAATATTAATACCTTCTACCACCACCAAAACTTCTACTGCTACTGCTACTACTACTGCTACTACTACTGCTACTGCTACTACTACTGCTACCACCAAAAGATGATGGACTACTTGAACTTTTTGAAGATGAATTACCAAAACCCCCCGAACTTATTGGTGTTGATTGTTGTCTTGGTGTAAACGCTCTTTGAGTATTAGTTGGATTTGATATACTTGTTCTTTGTGGAGTAATAGGATTTTTTCTAATTGTATTTGGTGTAGTTCGTGTATTTTGAACAGTTCTTGTAGTTGTAGTTCTTGAAATTATACGAGTTCTTGTAGAAATTACACTTGTTCTATGATAATATGATGGATAAAAACCATAATGGTATCGTGGGACATATAATACATGAGGTCTTAATAAGTAAGATAATAATAACGCATCCCCTAATGAATAATGACTATGATGATAATAACTGGGACCGCAATATGTTGGTACACCATTAACATGAACATCACCATTTGGAGTAATATTTAATGTAGCGATTGTTATTTGATTTGTAGGTGTTTCATCAACAACAATAAGTTGATTTTGTTTTTCTACAATTTTAAGATAGTCTACATTACCATCTTTATCCAAATCTAATGTATTAATACCCGAATTTGGGTTATTAATTTGTTGTTCTAATAATTGTGGATTGGCAGTTGTTTTTACTAAATTAGCAAATGCTTGTACATTAAAGCCTGGAATATCTTCTGCTTGTACTTGAATGTTATTATTTGTACTTTGCGGCACAACTTGAACATTGTTTTGACCTGATGAATTGCAACTAATTAATGTAATTACTGCTGCGAATGACCCGATGATTTTTCTCATTTTTTGTTTTGTTTTGTTTTGTTTATCAAAGATAAGGATAATTGATTTAATATCCAACTTTATTTTTCGTATTCTGAATGTTTAATAGGGTCATATTCTTCTATATGATAATCAATCCACGTTTCACGTTCTTCATTAAAAACTTCTTCTGCTTCTTCATCATCTTCAATATCATCTTCTTCTTTTATATCTTCAATACTGCGAAGACCATGACTTCCTACATAATTTTCATAAGTTTCACAAGCATTTTCATAAGCAATATCAGATGCTTCTTTAGCAGTGCATTCTTCAAATCTATCAAAATTACTTCCACCAAAGCCACCACCAAGCCCACTAAAAATAGCCCATTTTTTTATTTCTTTACTTTCGTAATCTATTTCTGTTTTCATACTGCAAATATAAGGTATTAAAGGTTATTAACCAAATTAATTTAGGTAGGTATTGGGAATCGAACCCAAACAATAATTTTTCGATGCACCTCCAAATCATTGCAATTTACCTTAGATGTATAGCTTTTACACCTAACAAAATTTACCTATATGTTTAAGCAACAAGTAAGAAATTCTTACTTGTTGCTTTTGTTTTTACACTAATGCACTTTGTATAGTTTCGGGGGAATTGCTAATTCTACCTACATTCTGAATTACAGATACAAGTTCAGAATTAGCAACTTTTGATACACTAACAGATTTTGGATTTTTTCTGTTATTTAATTTTAATTTGTTTACAAAATCCGGCAAAGGTTTCATTGAAACATCAAAATTACGAGCATTTTGACGCATATAAAGTAATTTACTTACTTCAGGTTCAAACAAATAAACATTTGCAGTCCATTTAGAAGCAATAAAAAATCCATCCCCTAATGGTTTTTTATTATGCTTTTGGCAATTATAGAAAAGTTCAAACTCTGGATTTTCTTCTCTAATAACATCAATCATTAACATAAGTGTTTTATTATTTGGTGCTTCAAGTTTGAATGGTTTTGTGTCAACAGTTGCTTCAACAAGTGGATTTAGCATTACTCTTAATTTCATGTTTTTAATTTTTAAGTTATTTAATTAGAGATTCAAAGATACTATATTTAAAGTTATCTACCAAACTTAATTTTTAATATCTTCAATTATTTTTGCTATACCACCAAAAATAACAGCTATTACAATAATAGTACAAACACTACTATTTGTATCTTTAAAACACCATTTAATTAATTCTATTACTTGTGTCATATCTTTTTATTTATACCACAAATATACACTAATAAGACTTACTAAACAAATTTAATTTTCTAAAAAAGATTTGTTTAATAACTTCAATTGTTGTATCTTTACACAGTCAATGAATGACAGACGCACTATAAAACGTGTGAAGGAATCAGAGGTAGCCTTCCTTTTATTTTTTTTAATAAGTAAATTTAAAAGCAGCCCTTAAAGGCTGCTTTTCTTTAATTGATTGTAATTCCCATTTGATTAAGGGAGGTTAAAACTTCATTATTATACTCTCTAAAGCTACCTTTTAGTAAGGTTTCTTTATCAATCCATTTAACAACATGAGGTTCGTCTGTATGAATTTCGCCAGAATATTTTGCTAAAAAAGTCCATTGCATCCTATTCCCTACAAATGTAGCATAAATAAGTTCAAGGTCAAATATATCTAAACCAGTTTCTTCTTTTGTTTCTCTAATAGCGGCAGCCATTATATCAAAATTATCTTCAGGGTCAACTTTTCCCCCTACGATACCCATATCATCATGGTCATGTTTTCTTGATACACCTAAAATCTGTTTTTGTTCGTTAATTAGAACAATACTAACAGAGTGTAATCTTTCTTTTGAAATCATAATTATTGTTATTTTTATAAAGCAAATATAAGTTAAAAAATGTTATCTACCAAAAAATGTTTGATGTTTTCTAAAAACTACCAAAGTATTTTATGCCCTACTTTATAGTATTCAAAAACTTCTTGACTTACTTTAATACGTTTGTATTTATCCATAAGTACAATATCCAAATAAAAATCTTGATTAGCAATATTTACTTTATTACTTATTGTTGCTAAATTTCTTGTTCTTTTATAATCTTTAATAAAAAGATAAAAAGTAAATAATATTATTGCTATAATAACCATTGATTGTATATTCATAATTATATATTTTTACAAATATACACCTTTATTAGTTAATCAACAAATTTTTTATTTTTTCAATCAATTCTTTTATTTGAATTAAATCTTTTTCATTTGTATCAATATCCCTTTTAGCAAATAAAACAATATTTTGTATATTAATAATTGATTTATCTTGTATATTTTCTGCAAGAGGTATTAACCATTTTTTATTATGATTGATTGTTTGAGTTAATCTATCAATTGTATTTTGTTCTTCAATTACTCTATCATTTAGCATTGATAACAATACTTGCTTTTGATATTCGTTTAATTCCATAAAAAAATTATTTTATTAAAAATACAAAAAAATTTCCAAATAAAAAAACCTTTACACTAAAAAGTGTAAAGGTTTTTTTAAAATTATTTACTTAATGTTTAACATCATTCCACCCGAACCACCAACTACATCAGGCAACTTACCATTCCATCTTTGAATTTTTGTATATTCCACATAGGTTGGTGATAATACTTGTTGAATTTTCTTTACTGCTTCTGCTTCACCTAATGCGTTAATAACCTTAACTGCACTATCCCCTCGTGCTTGAGCAATTGATTTATTAGCTTCTGCTACTGAAATTTGTAATTGCATAGTAGCTGTTTTAGCATCTTGTCTTGCTTTTTGATTAGCAAGAATACTTGCTGCTAAATTAGGGTCGGAAGCAACTGGGGCATGAATAAAGTAGAAATTATCAATTATAAATCCTTCAGGTGCTAAAGTTTTTCTAATTTTTTTCCCTACAAGATTCTTCAAATGCACTTACATTATTTAATATACTATCTACAGATAAAGTAGAACTAACTTCATTCATTGAACCCCTTACCACATTTCTTAGATAAGTATCTGTAATGCTTTGTAAATTATCCGTTCTATACTTTAGATAAATTTTACTTGCTTTATAGGGATTTACACGATAGTTAATACCAACATCTATTTTAAATCCTGCACCACCCAAACAAGGAACAGCCATGTGTTGATTAGGGGAAGAGCCTTCATCAGCACCTTCACTCCAAATAATATGTTGTTGGGTTGTTGGAATTGTAATTACACTTTCTGTAAAAGGCATATAGAAATTGTAACCCGTAACTAATGGTAAGGAATCAATCCCACGATAACTACCACTTTTCTTGATGATAAAACCTGCTTCGGTGTTATCTACTAATGTGCAACTCTGCATGAACACGATACTTAGCATCATTAAAGCTAAGGCATTAAACATTTTTTCATTTTTTGAAAAATTTAGATTGTTAAACCACTTCTGGTTGTTCCAATATGGAACTTTTTTTGCTATATTTTGATTTTTAAATAGCCTAATTGATTGACATTACAAATGTACACCTTTTTTATTTATCTACCAAATTATTTTTTTTAACCCATCTATTATGGTAAGAAAATAAAGGTCTTAAATTAGTATATTTACTTAATTCTAATAATTCCTCCTTTGTTTTAGCACTTGAAATAGGAATAATATGGTCTATATCCCACGTTTTATTAGGTTCAAATACACCATCTTTCGGATTGCCTTTATTTTCCCAATTCATCCAACTTTCAAATTGACTTTCTAAATGAATCTTAAAATCTTCAAAAGAACAACCTAAAATTTCATATGTTCTTGATTCTTTTTTATAGCCATTATTTTTTAAACTAATAAAAATTAAAGAACGAATACTAATAGTAAGCGAGTATAAAGGGTCTTCATTTCTAAGTTTTTTTAATCTTTCAAGTATTTTTGATTTATTATTAGAATATGTATATTTATTTTTATTATTTTTACGATAAAGATTAATTTTCTCTTTATTGTTAAAGTAATAATTTTTAAAATATTCTTTATCAAATACTTTTTTCTCTTTTACCTTTTTCTCTCTTACCTTTTTATTTTTTTCATGATGCTTTTTTTGTAGTTCTTTGACTTTTTCTTCATTTTCTTCACGATATTTTTTATTGTAAAATTTTATGGTTTCTTTATTTTTTTCACGATATTCCTTATTATATTGCTTTTTTTTCTCTTTTTCTTCTTCAGTTATATTTTTTCTTTTTTCCTCACGATACTTTTTCTGATATTCTTTTTGGTATTCTTTTTCGTTAAACATTTTTTTCATTTTTTCATTATATATTATAATGAAAAAATGTTTAATAACAACTAATTTGTTATTTGATACTGCAAATATACTATGTTTAAAGTTATTTACCAAAAGTTTTTACAACTTTTCTAACAACTTTTTAATAGAACGTATTGTACGAATACCACCTACAATAGCTATTAAACATATTAATAAAAATCCAAGTGTATTACCTACGGTACTTGCGATACTCATTAAACGAAATTAAATACAGATGAATAAAAGGTATATTAAAAATCGGATAACATACCAAAGGTATTTTGAACTTTCTTTTAAGTCATTAAAGAATTGTGTAATTGAATTAAACATAATTTTAATTTTTTTTTTGTTATTAATTATACAGCAAATATACGAGAAGTTAAGTTATTTACCAAATATTTTTTTAAGATTTTTCACGTTCAAATAAAATTAAAAAATTTCCTTTTATTTGTTGGGAATGACTACTACTTGTAGCTATTGAAACGTGTTGAGAAACAACATTTTTTACCACCCAACCTTTATCAATAAGGTCGTTAATATCATATTCTGATTGTGTTATCAATACTTTTTGTTCTACTGCCATAACTGTTTATTTTTTAAAGCAAATATAAGGTATTAAAACTTATGTACCAAATAAAAATCATTTTGTAAATTCAAATCAATTAATTCGCAAAATTCTTTTACATTAAAACAAAATTCAATATTACTAATTACTTGAAGATTTTTTACATTATCTACAAAAGAATCAGGTTCATTTTTTAATGCTTGTTTAAGATTTGATAAAATTGAACTATATTCACTTTCATCATTTGATAAAAATTTAGAAAGTAAACTAAACGTATGGTCTTGTTTACCCATAATAAAACCTTCAACTACACCTTCCACGAATGAATTTTTTTGTTCATTAAAAGATGAAATTTCATTTGGGTTATTATTTTCCCAAATATGTTCTGCTTTTTGTTTTACATCTTCAATTGTCATATCTAATTATTTAAAGCAAATGTAAGTTATTAATTGTTACTATCCAAATCTTTATTTAAACTTTTTAAACTTTTGTAGATACTATATAAAGATAATACTGCTATCATTATACCTAATAATGTATGATGATAAATTTTATTACTAAATAAATCATCAATAAAAATTGATATTATTGATACGCATAATATAATTAAGCCTGATATAAATACCAAAAGTAATGATATAAATGATGCTATCTTTTTCATACAACAAATATACACCAATAAAACTTACTAAGCAAATTTAATTTTAGAAAAAAGATTTGTTTAATAACTACAATTGATGTATATTTGTATTGTCAATTAGACAGGCGCACCATTAAACGTGTGAAGAAATCAGAGGTAGTTTGTCTATATTATAAAAAGTAAAGGCTGCCCCCCTAAAGGGCAGCCTACTTCTGATTACTACACTTATTTTATAAAGCGGCAGTCCATATTGACTACCCAAAGATAAGGATAAAAAAGTTACTAAACAAAAAAAAAAATAAGGGATTTAATTAAAAATCCCTTATTTTTATTCAACAAAAGCGGTTAGGCTTCTGTTTGTTCTGTTTCTGTTTGTTCTGCAACAACTTCAGCACTTTCAACGGTAACAACCGCATCTGTTGGAGTTGTATCTTCTGTTGCTGTTTCAGCAGCAGGTGTTTCGGCAGCAGGTGTTTGTTCTGTTGCTAAGGTTTGACTTGCAGCGATGATACCTTCAAGAACATCTTTTGTCAATTTCATAAGATTTTCTTCGGTGAAGATAACATTTGCAATATTACCCATATTTCTTGAATCATCCGCTTTCATAATAGCAGGGATAATTTCGCCTTTATTAGTTTTCTTCAACACCTCAAATTTAGGGTTAGCTACTTTTACGATTTCTACTAAAGCATCTTTAGTGAACTTGTTTAAGTTATCACTTGTTGCGGTAACTACTAATAAACCAATTTTTGTTTCAAGTGATTGTTCCAATATTGCATTGGTAATATCACTTTTTGTAATTTTAGCTACTTTCGGAGTAACTACTACTGCACTTTTTGCTGCAACTGCCATTTTCTTTTGTTTTAAAGATTAAAAATTAAAATTGTTATGTAAATATACGGTGTTTTAATTTATCCACCAAATATTATTTTGGATTTCTTTTTTACCTTTTTGTCTTTCAGATTTCTTAAAAATCTTCTTAAACTTTTTAGCAACTTTATCCCCCCAAAAATTAGACCAATGACCTTTTCCTTTCAAATTCATATAAGGTTTCATATACATTGTTTTTTGTTACTACAAATATAAGGTGTTTTATTTTATCCACCAAATTATTTTTTCACTGCTAAATAATAAAATAATAAACCTATAAGACTAATAAATACTATCCTATATATAATAGGTATAGGTAAATAGTATATACTATATTGTACAAGTCCATATATTATGATATAGGTTATATACTTTTTATTTTTTTTTTCATACATTATTATTAGACCACAAATCTACAACAAAAAAAATTACTAACCAATTTTTTTTATAAGTTTTTTTGCTTAATATTTGCCGTTTATATTCCCCTTATACTATATTACCCAAAATAGGCAAAAGCTATTCTATTGCCCAAAATAGGCAAAAGATACCCTATTTCCTATATCTAAGTTAGTATGCTAATTTAGTAAGGATAAATTATGTCTATTAATTTAGTAGGGTTTTGTATATCAAATAAAAAAAAATTTTTTCTTAGTGGCTTTTTACACCACTAAGAAAAAAAAATTTTTTTTGATTAGTTACCTAATAAGTTTTGAGTTTCAATAGATATATTAGCAAGAAAACTTAATTCAGGGTTATTCATGATACTTGCTTCAGTAATTTTGGCAGTTGCTTCATCTTGAATAGCTTGTTTATTCCTAATTTTATTTTCAAGGTCGCTAATTTCTTTTTGAACTTTGTTTAATTCGGTTTTATCAATTTCCATTTTGAAATTAATATCAATTGGAAATTCATTAGGTCGTAAATCACCAATTTTTACATTATAGAAATATGGGGTAGACCTTCTATCATTTTTTACACCAAAATCAAATGATAATGAAATAATTTCAATCTCAACCTCGCCTACATCTTGTCTTAATGCTTCAATAGCCCTAATAACATAATTTTCAATTAGGTTTTCTTTTAATTTGATTTCAAAATCTGTTTTAGGGTTCAATGATTTCAACAAACTTTTCCAAGCAATCAAATTTACATCTGTGTCATTAATAATTTTTGCTAAATCAATTGCTTTTTGTAAAGGCGCAGATAAGATAGAATCTTCAAGTTGTTTTTTTCTTTCTTGTGCTAATTCTAAATCAGTTTTTAGTTTTCGCATTAATTTAACAACCATAGTAGTAACCAAATCGGTATTACTAATTGCGATTGTACTTCTTACTCCATTAACTACTTTAGCTTCGTTACTCATTTTTTATTGTTTTTTATTGTTAATAATTGTTTTACAAATATACGGTATTAAAAGTTAATAATCAAATTTTTTATTCAGAACAAGAATCAAATGTTTCTAAATAAACAATACCTTCTCTATAATCTAAATGTACTCTAATTCCTACACATTCAGGTACATTATAATTATCATCACTTTCATAATTTTCATAATTAAAATTATGATTTTGTTTAGTATATGATATACTAATAGTATCAATTTGATTTTTATCTCTTAATTTATACCACAACATCCATATACTCCTATCACTTGAATCATCTAAGTCAGGATAATCTTTTCTAAATTCATTAAAAAGATTATTCTTATCTACTAAATCAAGTGTAGTAAAGTCAATGCTATAATTTGAATACTCAAAAGTTTCAGCTAAATAATCTTCTACTGCACCAAATTTAGCTTCTAATTTGAGTTTATTAGGTTTAGGTTCATCTATTAACCATTTTTCGCATTGTTTAATAAATAAATCTATTTGTTGTTTTACTTCAAAACTTAGTTCCATATTTTTTTCTTTATGTAAAGATAAGTAATTTAGAGTTATTCACCAAACTTTTTTGCAGGGTGAGTATTAAGTAAATAACATTTAAAATTTAGATAGTCCATAAATAATTCTAATTCAGTGAATTGTTTATCTTTATGTTTAAATAAAAGAATATTATAACCGAATTGACTATATCTATTGAATTTAGAATATCCTAATTCTTCTAAATATTGAATTACTAATATAGGTTTTGATTGTAAATATAAATTGTAATTTACTTCTTTATTTTTTAAATCAGCAATGTAGTCATCAATTATTTTTTTTACTTCATAGCTAATTTTATTAGGTTCTATTTGATTTAGAACGTTAATAACATTTTCTATCTTTGGGTCATACATTGAAATATTTTTTATTTTTGTATCTTTCTCGTACATAAATTTAATTATAAAGGTATTTTTTTAAAAATCTTTGTAGCAATGCTTAAAACATCAATTAATTTTAACTTTACTAATTCTGATTTATTTTGTTTAAAGTTAAGTTTTTTGTATAAAGGCATCCTATTATATGTTTCAACTAAAAAAGTTTCATCAATTAATAATTTTGCGGTTAATAAGCATAATTTATCCCTTTGTACTAAAATAAAATAATCTTTGGTTTCAAAAGCAATAAAAGTTTGTTGACCAAATAACCAACCTAAATTACCAATTGGGTTTTTTAGTTCAATAATTATTCTATCTTCATTACTAAATTTTATACCTTTAACATCAATACCAAATTTTTTACCTTCTTTTGTAAAAGCCCATAAATCAACATGAAGTTTCATATCTTCTTCACGAGTTGCTTCTTCTACAATATAACCTTCACGAGTAAGAATATCTGAAAATTCTTGTTCAATTGATTTACCTTTGAGAAATTTTGCTGATTTTTCAAATGTATTTTTGTTATATGTAGTTGTTTCATTCATAAAGCAAATATACACTAAATAAACTTACCCACCAAACAAAATAAATTTGTTTATTAATAATTTTATTCGTATCTTTGTATAGTTAATGAATGACAGACGCACCATTAAACGTGTGAAGGAATCAGAAGTAGTTTGTTTTTTAAAAAGCAAACTTTTACAAAGGGAATAGGTTATTTATTAAATAAATTAGATAAAAAAAATCAATCCCCTAAAGGGATTGATTTTTTCTTTTAGAAATGGGATTACATAAATGGAAAATCATCATCGACATCTTCATAATCATCTTCGTAAAAATCATTTACGATAGAATCATCATTTATTAAATCCATATCCAAATCACTATCACCAAAATCAATTTTAGCTTTTTTGCTTGTAGATTTTCGTGTAGTTGTTTTCTTAGGGGCAGCTTTTTCTTCTGCTTTCAATTCTTCTGTTGAAACCCCTTTAACTTTATCCAATTTTTCTTCTAAAGTTGCTTTAAGTTCACGCATTAAAACTGTTTCTTTTATATCGCTGTATTCTGAATATTTTTTTAATTCAGCAACGATTTCTGCTTTTGTTGCCACAATACTAATTTTTAAAGTTAATATATATTATAATTACATTACAAATTTACAACTTTTTAATTTAATAAAAAAATATTTTTTAAAAATGATAGATAAAGAAAAGAAAAAATAATATAATAAAAGATATTCAGAAAAAAATAAAGAAAAAGAACGTGAAAGAAAAAAATTATATGAAAGATTAAATAAAGAAAAAAACTTAAAAAGGTTAAAAAATCGTAGAGAAAACGAACCTTTATTCAAATTATCTTGTAATATAAGAAGTGCTATCAGCACTTCTATTAAATCAAAAGGATATTTAAAAGAATCAAGAACTCACGAAATTTTAGGTTGTTCTTTTGAAGATTTTAAAATCTACTTAGAATCTAAATTTGAAACATGGATGAATTGGGATAATTACGGCAATCCCAAAGATGGTTTAGTAGAACCCAATAAATCATGGGATATAGACCATATCATACCTTTATCATCTGCTACAAATGAAGAAGAATTACTAAAATTTAATCATTAAACAAATCTTAAACCTTTATGTTCTTATGAAAATAGATTTATTAAAAGGAATAATTTGTAAATTATTCCTTTTAATTTATTTACTAAAATTAAATCTTTGTTTAGTAAATATGTAGGTAGTACCTTTACTAAAATGTAAATAATTTTCTAAACCAATAATATCATCTACTGTTCCATCTTCATATTTAACTAAAACATGATAATATACTGTACTACCATTTGTACCCGATGTAATAGCTTTATCGTAAATAAAACCTTTAATTGTATAATCTTCCACATAATGCACTAAACCACAAAAAATTAATACGATAAAAGCAATAATACCCACAAAGATTTTCATATTTTTATAATTTAATATTTTGTAAAAAATTCAATTACTTCTTGAATTTCAAATACATCACTACTTAAAATAGCAAATGCCAATACTTCTTTCGTAGCTATGTTAGTTTTTTGAATAAGATAGTTACCTTCGTTATTTATAATAACGGTTTTTTTAATACCATCTTTCTCACTTTTAATCAAAACTGAATTTTTTTTAGGTGCTATTGTTGTCATAGTTTTTATTTTTACAAAAATACAATTAATAAAGTTATTAAACAAATCTAATTTCGCATTTTAAGATATTGAAATTGCCTTAAAAAATATTTTAAGGCAATTTCATAACAAATTATTTTATAGCTTTGAAAATATCAAATACTGCTTCAATATCAGGTAATACTTCACCTTTAGGATTTTCATATTCCCCTGATTCTTTTCTTATCCAACGTTGTGCTTTTTTCCACGAAACAAAATCGCCTTTATCATCTTTTTTTACTGCACGAGTAGTTAAAGTACGTTTTTCATCTGTTGAATTATCAATTTCTTTTTTAACACGAGGTTTACTTGGTGCTTTAGTTTTTTTCGGTGCTGCTTCGGGAATTTCGATACCTAATTCTTTACATTCTGCTAATAGTTTGTCTTTAGTTAAACGCATTAATTTAGATACGGTATTGTCTTTGTGTTTAGGATTTAATATAATTAAATCTGCTAAAATTTGCTTTGTAACTGCCATAATTAAATATTTTTTTGTGAAACAAAAATACGAAAAAAAATTTTAATTACAAAATTTTTTTTGTTAATAATAATAATTATTATTTTCGCTTCTAAAAGTAGAAATCATATCTTCAATTTCACTTTCTAAACAATTTTTCTTATCTGATAAATTATTAATTTCTTCTTCAAGAGAATCAAGTTCATTTCGCTTTTTATTGATAGAATATTTAATATCTTTCAAATTTTCTAAAACTTCTGGAATTTCTTCTAAAAAAATTGTAAGACTTAAATCTGATAAATTATATTCAACATTTAATCGGTTAAAATAATCGTTATCATCATCAAGTTTCCATTCATCATGGCTATAATAATATGTTATACATTCATTCTCTATATAACTATCTAATATATCAAAACCTTTTTGTTTTAATTTATCTTCTAAATCAGATTTGCTGATTTTTTCCAAATTAATCGTATCAATTTCTCCATTTAATAATTCTTCTAATAAATTATCGAACTTATCTAAATTAGATAAATTATTATTAGATAAAGGTGGTACACTATCTTTTATTTCTTTAATTAAGAAAGTTGTTGCTGTACCACGTTTAGTAATAGTAAAGGAGTAAATATCCATGACTTTAATAAACATTAAGGTCATTGCATAATTACCGACTAAACCAAATTTACTTTGGATTTTATTAAAAATATCGGTTTCGGTTAATTTTTCTAATTCAATTTCTAATTCAATTTCTAAAAAATCATCATTAGATAATACTAAGTATTTTTTCATTTTTTAAGTTTTTTGTAAAGCAAATATACGTTAATATAAGTTATTAGCCAACTTATTTTTTATTTCTTTTACATATTCAAGTCCTTCTTGAGTTAAACCATTTTTATCCCAATGAGATACTCCATCATGCAATCCTTGTATATCTGATAAAAAATTAGGCTTCATTTTTAACATCCAATCTGGAAATTTACTTTTATTTTCTTCTTTTTCAAGCATAATAGATAATACATTTTCAATTTGACTACACCCACCAAAATCATCATCCTCATTATCAATTTGTAATGCAAAGTCTTTGTCCAAATGCCTACCAATAGCACAACCTTCTGATATATTTTCTTTTCCTGCTGTAATAGGTGAATAATAGCAACTTCTCATAACTACACATCTTCTTTCGGGATTTTCACTATAATACTTAATAGTATCTTCTAATAATTCTAATTCAGTCATTTTTAAGTTTTTATTGTAAAGCAAATATACACCAATAAAACTTACTAAACAAATCTTTTTTCTAAAATTAAATTTGGTGGGTAACTTATTTATTCTTATCTTTGGTCTATCAATAAAACGCAGCCCCGCTTGGGGCGGGCTGCTATGATAGGCACACCATAAAACGTGTGGAGGAATCAAAGGTAGGTTATTTATTAAAAAGTATAAAAAACCGTAAAATTTTCGCTATGGTAAAAAAGGTAGGAAAATCAACAAATTATTTATATTATATATATTATATATATATCATGATCTTGCATGAATTTGAATTTTTACCGATGGCATTTGAGTTTTTAGTGGATAAAATGTAATATTAAACGGAAAAAAGTTGAATTTTCCGTTTAATATATACACTTTTTTAATTCAGTTCATGAATAAAAAAAATTATTCTTGTTCTACTGAATAGAAGTTCCAAACAATAAATTTTGATACTTTAGTAATATTAAAATAAATCATTGTAATAAAATAACCTACTAACCATAGGCTAAAATCGTTTAATTTAAGTGGTAGATATATAGTTAGGTATATCCATATTGCTATAACTATAATTGCGGTAAATAATTTCATTTTAATTTGTTTTAAGTGATTAACTTGATAGAACAAATATACTACTTTTAAAGTTCTTAACCTAAAAACAATCTTCTTTTTTTAGGCTTTTCTTTAATTGGTTCTTGTTTTATTTCTTGTGGTGGGGTTTGCCAATTTATAAATTCTTGTTTACTTGCATAATCAGAAAGTTGTTGTGGAGTAAACCCAAACACATCTTTAATGCTTAAATTATCTTCTTTAAACACTATATTACGATATACACAATCTAATCTATCTTCATCTAAAGTAAATAAAGTATTATCAGAATCTAATAAAAAAGTATTTTTTTCTTGAATATGTGTAGCTTCATAAAAGATAATATCTTTTAATTTATCAGAAAAATATTGTTTACCTGCACTTGGATAGTTAGGAATTATAATAAGATAATTTGCTTCTTTTATAGAAGTTTCCTTAAATAAAGGATATTGATTTAAAATGTTTAATAAACATTTTTTCTTATTATTTGTATCTATTGATACATCTTCTAAAATTATATGTACATTCATAAAAACCTTTTTAATTTAATTAAAAAACCGCCCATTAAGGGCGGTTTTTTTTACTTACTTTTGCGTTTTTTACGCTTCTTCTTCTTCTTCTTGAAAGAACTCAGCATAAGTTTCCTCCGCCAACTTCAATTCTGCTTTTAAGTTGAATAATTCAAGTTTAACCTCGTGGTATTCAGCTACCCAGTTTTGATAATTAAACTTTGTTAAGTGTTGGTTCAAATCAGTTGAACTGTTAGCACTAAAATCTTTTAAGGTAAGTTGCTTACTTCTTAAATTAGCAATTTTACCTTCCAAATCACTAATTAATTTCTTTTGCGCACCACCTAACAAATCGGAGAAGTTAATCGCCCTTGCTTCTTTAACTGCTACATCTGGAGATGTTAAACTTCTAATAACACCATTTGTCTTTTTAACTACTTTTTCTTTCGCCATTTTTTTCATTTTTAAATTGTTATTGTTAAATTGTTACTTTTGCTTTTCAAAGATAAGGAGTTTTAAGTTATTTACCAAATCTTTTTTTTAAGAACTTTTGTTTTTTTTTTGTTTGCTTTGATAAATCAAAGATAAGGAGTTTTAAGTTATCTACCAAATCTTTTTTAAGAACTTTTTTTGTTTTCTTTGATAAATCAAAGATAAGTGTTTTAAAGTTATTTACCTAATATTAATTGTATAGAATACAAAGTAAGTTTTGATTTTTTATTACCATTAGGTAAATGTACAAAACAATCGTTATATACATTTATATCAAAATTAGGTGAATCAGTAAATACTATATTAAAACCATCATCAATAGTATTCTTTTCAAGAAAAGGTAAAATAATATGCTTATGAATACTTTTTAATTCATAACAAATATTTAATTCATTAAATATTTTTTTATTAAACTCTTTAGCAGCTTTTAAAAATTCTTTATCATCTTCATTAAGTAATAGTTTAAATTTATTAAAATCTATACTTAAATACCTATCTATAACTAATAATAACCATATTGCTTTTTTTTGTTATCATTTTTTTTATTTTACAAAAAAGTTATCAAATAAAAGGTGATTTTATTAAATCCCATTCTAATTTTTTCAATCCATGATATGTTACTTTTAAATCAGATTTTTTAACTGGAATACCTTCATTATCAGATAAATAACATAAACTTTTATCACCAAAATGT